CTGTAATTAATCCTTATTCTCCTATTATTAAATCTGTAGGTATTGGATCAACTGTAATATATGTTGAAAATGCAAGACCTTACTTTGATCCTTATGATGAAGTTGATGATGCTACTCCTGAAGCATCAGACTTTAATTTCCAAAAGAAAGTTAGATTTATTTCTCAAGAAGTAAGATCTGGTGCTGCTGGAACTGCTATTGTTTCTGGATTAGGAACTATTACTTCTGTTGCTATTTCTACTGGTGGTATTGGATATAGCACTGCAGTAGTAAGTTTTGGATCAACTTCTATTGGTGATAATACTACTGGTGTTGTAACAACATCTACTAGAGCATATGGAACTCCTATAATTAGTGCTGCTGGTACTATTACTGGTATTGCTATTACTGCAGTTGGATCTGGATATACCTCATCTAACCCACCATCAGTTCTTATTAGTCCACCTGTATATGATTTTGCTGAAGAAGAAAATACTGTGGGTAGTTATGGAGGAGATTCTGGTGTTATTGTTGGATTCGGAACCACTACTGTTGGTGTTTCAACTGGATATCAATTAGTATTTGATTTACATATCCCTCTTTCTTCTGACTTAAGAAATTCTAATATTACTGGTACTGCTGTTACTATTAGTGGAATTAGCACTGGTGATTATTTCGTAGTTAATGATTCTAATGTTGGATCTGCGTCTACATCAATTCGTGCTCTGGCTGCAGATGGTGCTACTATCGGAATTGGAACTGACTTTGTAAATAATGTTTATGAAGTAAATACATTTGAGATAGTTCAATCTCCAACTGGAATTGCATCTGATGGAGTGGGAATAGGAACCACTCATATGAATAGAGTATTCGTTAAGATTGGTGATAACTTTACATGGACTGGTCAATGGCCTAGTTTCAGTGGAGTTGGAATCCAGACTGGAAATTACTTTGGATCATATAGTTGGGGTAAGATTATGCTTCCTTCAAGATCTGAAAGTAATGTTTATGATGCTTATACATTAGGTGGTGTGGGAGGAATAACTACTTCTCCTGTGGTAAGAAGATCTAGATCTCTTAAACATAAGCAGTATTATACACCCCCAAGTTAATCCTTAATAAATAAAGAAAAAATCTCTGTCCAATGGCTGCAATTATAACTGATCAGATTAGATTGTTAAATGCAAAGAACTTTGTCGCGGGAGTTACATCTACTACCAACGCCTATTATTCTTTCATTGGGTTACCAAACCCTACTGATATTCAAACTGATTGGAATACTGATCCCCCTTCTCCAAAAGATAATTTTAGTGAAGAGAATGATTATTGGGATAATATGGTTGCATTAAAAAAAGTTAGTGCAGGTGATTGTAGACAGGTTGTTACTAAAAGAGTTTGGTCATCAGGTACTACCTATGACATGTATAGGGGAGATTATAGTAGATCTAATACTGCTCCAGTATCTGGTGCAACTAATTTATATTCTGCAACTTTTTATGTTATAAATGCTGATTATAGAGTTTATATTTGTCTTCAAAATGGAACTGATCCTGATAACCCTAATGGAAGACCTTCACTAGATGAACCATCTTTCACCGATTTAGAACCTAGATCTGCTGGAAGTAGTGGTGATAATTATATTTGGAAATATCTTTATACAATTAAACCTGCTGATATTATAAAATTTGATTCTACTGACTTTATGCCTGTTCCTTTGGATTGGGAAACAAATGTGGATGATGCAGCAGTTAGAGATAATGCTGTAGATGGTTCTATTAAAATAGTGACTATCACAAATCGTGGTGAAACCATAGGACCTTCTGGTGGTACTGAATACACTAGAGTTCCTATTAAAGGAGATGGATCTGGAGCAGAATGTACAATTACTACAACTAACGACCAACAGGTTGATACTATAGTAGTTTCCAAACAAGGTTCTGGATATACTTATGGGAGTATAGCTTTAGATGATGGTGGTGTTCCAACAGGAACAACTATACCTACTTTTGATGTTATTATTCCACCTCAAGGTGGTCATGGCTCAGACATTTATAGAGAATTGGGAGCAATGAATGTTCTCATATATTCTAGAATTGAAAATGACAATGAAAACCCAGATTTTGTTACTGGTAACCAAATTGCAAGAGTTGGGTTAGTAGAAAATCCTCAAAAATTTGATTCTACTGCATTATTAAGTGCAGATAAAGCAAGTGCAACAAATGCTTTAAGATTAGCTGGTTCTGGTTATAGTTCTGCTTCATTTGCAGCTGATAGTTATTTTGACCAAACAATTTCTGCTGGATCTACAGCTCAAGGAAGAGTTATTAATTATGATGAAAAAACAGGAGTATTGAAATATTGGCAAGACAGAACTCTTGCTGGATTTAATACTGTTGGAACTGCACAAACAAATCCAACTTATGGATATAATCTAAATGCATTTACTGGTTCTCCTGGAACTGGGGGTAATTTGGAAATTGTCCCTACAACTGGATCTACATTACAAATTGATAATGGATTTACAGGTATATCTACTGTAATAAATAATATCACGTATTATCTTGGTCAAACTTTTACGGATGGTGTTTCCAATCCAGAAGTTAAGAAACATAGTGGTAACATTATTTTTATTGATAATAGACCAGCTATAACTAGGTCTGTTAACCAAAAAGAAGATATTAAAATAGTATTGCAGTTCTAAAAAATCATGCCACAGCAGACAAATTTAAATGTAGCACCATATTTTGATGATTATGATTCGTCAAATGATTTTTATCGTGTCTTATTTAAACCAGGATTTCCTGTTCAGGCAAGAGAATTAACGACTCTTCAATCTATACTACAAAATCAAATTGAAAAGTTTGGTCAGCACTTTTTTAAAGAAGGTGCTAAAGTAATTCCTGGAAATACTGGATATAGTAGAAATTATTATGGTGTTCAAGTACAAAATAATTACCAGGGTGTTCCTGTATCTGCATATGCTGATCAATTAATTGGCACAAAAATTATAGGACAAAGATCTGGAGTTAGTGCTATTGTTGATAATATTTTATTACCTGAAGAGTCTGAACGTGGTCAACTTACTGTTTATATTAATTATTTAAATTCAAGTACAATTAATAATGCTACTCAAGAATTTTTTGATGGAGAAGAATTAACCTGCAATACTACAATTTCGTCTGGATTATTAGGTAATACAACAATTTCTCCAGGTGCTCCTTTTGGTGTTACATTGAGTAATAGTGCTGCTATAACTGGATCTTCTTTCCAAATTCAAGAAGGTGTATATTTTGTACATGGTCAATTTGCAGGAGTCCAACAGGAAACTCTTATTCTTGATCAGTATGGAACATTACCTAATTATAGAATTGGTTTATTTGTTAATGAAGAAATAATCAATGCTGATATTGATGAAAGTTTAAATGATAATTCTCAAGGATATAATAATTATGCTGCACCAGGTGCTGATAGATTAAAAATTTCATTAAGTTTATTTAAAAAATCTTTAGATGATTTTGATGATACTAGTTTTGTAGAATTAGGAACTGTTACTGATGGTTCATTAAGAACTAGTAAAGGTGCTGGTGGATCTAGAGGTGGTAATGGATCTAGTAATGGATTAATAATTGCTGGTGGTGGGGGATCAGGTTCACTAGATTTGACAGATACTCTTGCAAGAAGAACATTTGATGAAAGTGGTAATTATAATATAAAACCATTTGATATTACTGTTTTTAATTCTTTAAATAATAATGTTGGAAATAGGGGACTTTATCAAGCTGGTCAATTTACACCTAATGGAGGAACTCCTTCTGAAGACTTAGCCGTATATAAAATTTCTCCAGGAAAAGCATATGTACAAGGATATGAAATTGAAATGTTGGATCCAACATTTATTGACTGTCCTAAAACAAGAAATACAAAACTTATAGAAAATCAATCGATAATTTATAATACTGGTCCCACTTTCAAACTTAATAGTGTATATAGAACTCCGACGGTAGGTATTGGTAGTACATATGTTCTAAGTTTAAGAAACGAAAGACAAGCATCTAATCAAGAAAATGCTGCAGGAAATGAAATTGGATATGCTAGGGTTTATGATTTTAGATTAGAATCTCAAAATTATAGTTCAACCAATTCAAATTTAGATGAATGGGAACTTGCTTTATATGATGTACAAACATTTACTGAATTAAAAGTAAATAATCCAATAACAATATCAGTTCCTGCTATTATTGAAGGAAAAAGAAGTGGTGCAAAAGCATTCCTACAGGGATCTGTTACTGCTGGTCTTGGATTAACTGTATATGAAAAGACTGGTAATTTTATTAAAAATGAGCAACTTATAATTAATGGAGTTAATAATGGAAGAGTTGCTGTAGGTATTACTCAGTATTCTGTTTCTGATGTAAAATCTGTTTATGGAACAGATGATAATTTAGTTGGTATTAACACATTTAATGCGAATGTAATTCCTTCAGTCATATTCCCAGTTGGAGTGGCAACGGTAGGTGTTGTTACTTTTGCAAATAACCAATCAGTTATTAAGAGCTCTAATCCCAATTTTCCAGGTATTACTACTGTTGGTAATTTAATTCAATATACAGATCTTAGTGTTTCTGATGATCCTGTAATGGCTCGAGTTGTGAGTGTTGGAGCTTCTCATATTAATGTTACTGGAGTTACAACTGTTAGTGGAATAGTTGATGGTACACTTCCAAAAACATCTGTTAAAGATGTTAATGATTTAAAAGTTATGGCAAGTTTATTGGATTCTTCGTCTGATAATACTTTATT